GCCAAGCAAGGTGCGCCAGCCAAGCCGTTAGAAACGTAGATAACTTGACCTGTGGATTTGCTAGCTGCGGGGATTGCGTTAGCAGTAGTAACGGTGTAAGTGGGAGCGATGAAGCCGTTTGTCGATGCGACTGGGCCAGTAAAACTAGTGCGTGCCATGTCTTTTCCTTACATGCAAGTTAGGTGCATCTGTCTGCATGTCGTCAGCCGGGACTGTCAGATACACCGGGGACCCCGGGATGTGTTGAATATACACGAATTTAGAAAAAAGAAAAGCCCCCGAAGGAGCTTTTCTTAGTTGGCTTAGGAGCCTGAAGAACCCCAGATACCGAGGGGATCAGACCAACCGAAGCTGTAACGCTCGCGAGCCTTGTAGCGCACGTTGCCGGTGTCAAAGTCACCGTCCATGCTGTTCTGCAAGGGAGTGCGAACGAAGTGCTTCAAACCGTTAGGCACGTCAGTAGTCAAGAACCAAGCATTGCTGTCGGTCAAGAAGTGGTTGACGGTGTAGCCTTCAGGAATTGCACCCATTTGCTTGATCGCGTTGATGTCGTTGTCAGCAGTTGCAACACGCAATTCGGTGTCGAGCAAGCGCTTAGCAGTGAACATCAATGCTGGAGGCACGATCAATTTCTTGGGCTTAGCAGCGATCAACAGACCACGTTCGTCAGTCCAACCAGCGATCTGAATCACGGCGGCTTCCAAAGAAGTCTCGTTCAGGTCAACTTGGGTAGAAGGAGTGTTGCTGTTGGTGCCACCAGAGATCAAGGGGTGAGCGGTGTTGAACAAGCTAACGCCGTCGCCACCGGGGTAGCTAGAGCTAAAGCCGTTGTTCAAAACTGCGGCAGCCTTGACTTGCTTGGTGTAAGCCATGGCGCGAGCCAAAGACTTGGTGTAACGAGCAGACAAGCTGTCGTACAAGTTATCTTCCACAGCTTCTTCAGTGATGGAGAAGCCCAGAGCGATAGTCTCGTGGTTGTAACGTGCTGTGAAGGCTTCCTGCGCATTGTCATAAGCAATGGCTTGGCCCTCGTTCTTGACTGGAGCAGAACCAAAGCCAGCCAGCTTTGTTTCTTCTTCAAAGCTACGCTCAGATTTCTCTGTTTCGTAGATTTCTTTGTGCTCTTCGCCATAACGGGCGTATTCCATACCGAACAAAGCGTTCAGGCCGGGGAGCAACTCTTTAAGTAGTTGTGCGCGTGAAATTGCCATGGTCTATATCTCCTTAGATGCCGGTGGCGTTAGAGTACGAATGGGCACCGGGATTGAACTTAACCAAGATGTCAGTGTAGGCGTCGCCCACAGTTGAGAATCCGGGAACGTTCGCAAAACCGACAACACGGAACGCATAACCAGAAGTGGTAGCGGCAGAAGAGCCAGCCACAACAGCGGTGTTTGAGTTACCAGTAGTGGTGCTACCAGTGGAAGTTGACTGAACAGCGTTCAGGTACACGTTGGCACCCAAAGCAGCTTGTGTCACTGTACCAGCGGACTGGACTTGGAACACAGCGCGGTCGTCATCAATCACGTACGCAGTAATAGCAGAACCGTTCACAGAAGCTGTGTTGGCTGGGTAGTACTGAGAATAGATTGTTTGACCTTGTGCATTCACAAAGGAGCAACCGACGAAAACGCCGATTGTGCCTGCTGGGAATGGTGTGCTGTCGTCGCCGTTTGTAGTGACGATGTTGAGGTAACCCGATGTGTTGATTCTAACAATCGAACCGTTGAAAATGTTCGTGTTGTAACCAGCAGGGTCGATTAAGAACTGACGTGTGCTACCAGCGTATGGTAGACCACCCAGCTCATTTACGGCGCGAAAGCCGTAGGGAGAAGCGGTAGATGCCATTTAAGGACTCCTAAGTTTATTTAGAACCAGAACCAAACCCACCTCCGCGCGTTGTGCTCGACTTGCGTTCGGCAAACAGCGGCATACGTGGATCGTTTTGTCGCATGAAGTTGTTGTCAACTGATTCCATCTGGTTTTGAGCCTGTTGGTTATAGTACTCATCCCGAGCACGGGCTTTTTCAGCAGACATCTTGCAGAGCATGAGGCCACCAATTTCCACGTTCCCAGTCTTTTCGTTCCCCACCATCATCAATTCCGGATGGTCTTCTGCCTTCACCGGCTCCCAACCTTCACGCATTTTGCGTGACACGTTGGTCACTTCCGCTTGGCCCATAACGTGAGTCGCTACCCAGCGATACACATACCCGGGTTCAGGCGTTGGATCAGGCAAGTTTGTCGGCGGTACGTATACAGCACGAGCAGATTTTTCGCGTGTCATCAGATCACGATTTTTGCGGTCAATAGTTTCAGCCATTTCAGTTCTCCAGTTTTGCTACTTGTGCAGCGTATTGCTGCGGGGTTAAACCTAGTTTCTTTGCCAACGCCACTTGCGTTTGCGTTAGCTTGATTTTTCCTGCGCTCGTAGAACGAGACACAGCGGCCACCACTGTTGTAGGCTTCTTTTGAACCTCACCAGACCTTGGCTTGTCGTTCGTTTGCCCAAACAAGTCAGGAAACGTAGACTTCATGCGAGCATCAATTTGCTCGAAGTATTCAGCAGAGCGGGGATCCACTCCGTTTGTGACTAGTTTTTGATGCAGCCCTAGTGCGTAGCTGGTGTATTCTTCAAACCCTTGAGCACCGAACCACTGGTTTTTTGCCTGCCAGCGCAGAGTTTTTTCGTCGGGTTCAACCTTTGCAGGTTGGGTTTGAGGAGTTTGTACCTCAAAATTATCTTCCTGTAAAGGGGCAGGGCGATAATTTTTAACTTGTTCTGCACGAATCTTTGCGTCCATCACTTCCTCTTGGGCAGCAATGATGGCATCGTTGTCAAAAGCTTCTTGCGCGGCTTTAAGCTTGGCACGGGCTTCTTTCAACTCAAACTCGGCTTTAGACTTTGCGCCTTCAATGACAGCTTCCTGCCCTGTGTAGACGTTTTGTTTGAGGCGCTTGTTCTCCTCAATCAACTGCTGTGCTAGACGCTCCAGCTCTTGTTTCTCACGCATCGTAGCTTCTTTGACACGGCGCTCGTCATGGCGTGCGTGTGTCAACTCTTTGATGCGGTTCTTGACCTTGTCTGAATACGACTCGATCTCCTCTTCCGAGGGGTCTTCCACTTCCTTGTCCAAAGGCTTGCGGCCCCTGTCTTGGACGGGTGTGTCGTCTTCAACTTCAATCTCTACTTCGCCTTCACCTTCGATCTCAAAGTCGACTTCACCAGTCTTTTTTTCTTCGATTTCGTCAGGGAATTTGAACTCATCTTTTATGTTCATATCAATCCTTTCAAGCGCGGGTCAAGCCGCGAGGGTCTAGCACAACAGCATCAACTTGGTCGTCGTTGATGAGACGGAACTCCTTGCCAAAGATCTTGAATCTTGTACCGGAGTAAGTACGTACTAACACGAAGTCGCCTTCTTTACACCATGCTCCGTTGGGGAACTTGGCGGTGTCTTTGTACGCATCGGGGCCTACACGCAATACAAACAGCACCGTGGTGGCGTGTTCTTCTTGGCGCATGAACTCCGTGGGTTTGTACAGGTTTGAACCTGCAATCTTTTCATCGGCTTCCGGAACAACGCACAGCAACTTCCAGCCTGTGGGGGTCGGCAGTGCACCTGCTTTTGTTTCGTTGTCTGCGTCTTCTTCAGGCTTATCCAGAGATTGGATGTGCTTTGGTAAGACGATGTTTGGTGGCAGGATTAAACCTGATTCAGATTCCATCATTTGCTTTTTCGACTTTCTCAAGCAGGTCAAGTAGATAACGCTCTGCGAGAGCTAGACCTGAAATAATCCCGCAGAGTTTTTGGTATTCCTCAAAGGAACGACACGCACCACCAGCCAAGTCGTCAGCGTAGTTGTTCATGTCTGTACGTATTTTGTCGCGCAATACGTGTGCGAAGTCTTGGATCATTTTCTAGATGTTCCTCGGTTGCTACTATGTTGGAGCGCAGTAGTTCGCGCTTGTAAGTCCATCTGGGCTTTACTCTTTGCGATGTCAGCGCCCATCTGGAGGCCGGCACGTTCTTGTTCAAACTCTTGTTTGGCTTGGCTTTCTTTGATTTGCGCACCTGTGCGTAAAGCCTCCAACTCCAGCTTGCCACTGACTTCCTGCTCTTTCAAAGCCTGTTCGTCGGCTTTGGCGGCAGCGTCCAACATGATCTTTTGTTTCTTGAGCTCCAACTCTTGTTGGCGGATTTGGAGTTCCTGCATCTGCATCTGCAAAACAGGGTCTTGCATTTGTTGCTGTGCTTGCATCTGAGCAGCCTTGGCTTGATCTTGCATCAACACCTGCTGCGCAGCTTGCGCCATCATGCCCGACAAGGCAATCTCGATCTCTGGTGGCAGCTTCTCGTCTTCGGGAGGCAGTGGCATACCAAGTTGTTGCTCGATCTTCTGGCGCATCTGGTAGCCCACGTGCTCTGCGATGTGCGCAGTGATTGCACCCATGATCTTGGGGGCCTGTGGGTTCTGACCAATGAACTGCTGAATCATTGGGTCTTGCAACATCATCATGTGCACTTGGATGTG